GGCTTGTAACGAAAGGAAAAATGTATGTAGCAGACAAATCAGGAACTGCACAAGTAAAATATACACAACATCCTGAATCAAGTGGAACAAATTATATATATTACGGACAATAAAAAATAAATTATGGCGATAGAAAATGTACAACAATTATTAACAGAACAACTAGGAAAAAATGGTGGAACAGTAGTGTTTACAACAGCAGCACAAACTAGCAAAGATTTTTATGCAGTTTACTTTCCTGTTGAAAGTGTAATTTCAGCAATAACAGCAGCAGATGCAACAGGTGAAAGTGCTTTACAAACCACAATGCCTGCGGGAACTACTTTGTTTATGAACATTACTGCAATCACTTTAACTAGCGGTATTGGAATAGGTTATCACGAAGGAGTAACTACATAGAAATGAAATTAGCATTAGGAAATACATTAAGTTCAAACAAACCTGGAGGGGGAAGATCTACTGCTTTAATAGTAGATGCTTTTGAAAGAAGGGTAGAAGCAAGAGATGGTGTATTTGAAGCAAAGTCTTGTTTGACTACACAATTAAACGCAATTAAAAACATAGCATAATATGAGTTTATTAGATGATGTAAGTTTAATGATAACCCCTAATGGGGTAGCAGAAGATATATTATTTGGAGTATTACCTACACCAACAATAGGGGAAACTTTGACAATAAACCCAACTTTTGACACTTCTATAAACATTGGAACTGCTGGAAGTGGTTGGCAAGATGAGAGTACTGGGGGTTCATCTGCTTCTTTCAGTGGAGGAGGAGGTAAGTTGCTTAGTAATGGTTCAGATACAGTGAGATTAAGAGCGATGACAGTTACAGATGCGACTGCTGTGGTTGTAAGTGGAACTACATATAAATTGACATATGATGTTATAGAGAATAATGGTGTCCCTGCAAATAAGTTTAGTTATTATAATGGTAGTGGTACAGTGCAAATATCAGAAACAGTTGGTTCATACGAACTTTATTATACTGCAAGTGGAACTGTTTTTCAATTTCAACTTTCAGATAGTGGTATGGATAATGGTGATTATATAATCGTAGATAATGTATATTTAAAAGAATACACTACAAGTGATATGTCTTTTACTAGAGCAACTACTGCTACAAGAGTTAATAGTAGTAGTAATATTGAAGATGTTCCTAGAAATTTACTTGAATATAGTGAGGATTTAACTAATTCGTTTTGGAATAGTGTTCGTGTAGAAACTATTGTTGCAAGTACAATACCATCTCCTGATGGTGCTACTTTTGGTTTCAAAGCATTACCTAATACAGAAAACAATCACCATTACGTTGATTATGATTATAATGATATATCATTAGCATCAACAGGTTCAGAAGTTACTTATAGTGTATATGTTAAACCCTTTGGATATACAGATTTCCAATTAGCCCCTTCAACAGGGTTTAATTCAGGTTCTTTTGTGTTATACCAAAACTTTGAATTAACAGGAGATGGAGTAAAAGGAACAGGAAATGTTAATGGTGCAACAATAGAAAAAATAGGAGATTGGTATAGATGTTCAATTACAGAAACAGCAACAGATACAAACCTAAGAGTGTTAAATATTCCACTACCTTCTTCAGGTTTAGGGAGAAACCCAACATTTGAAGGTAATGCTACTGATGGTGTTTTATTATGGGGTGGTCAAATAGAAAAAGGAACATTAGCAACAACATATATTCCAACAACAGATAGATTAAATGTACCTAGACTAGACTATACAGGTGGAGGATGTCCTCACATATTATCAGAGCCACAAAGAACAAATACTGCTTTTTATAGCGAAGATTACACAACTCAATGGATAAATAATAGTTCTTTGTTAACTATTACACCCAACGCAACTACAAGTCCTGATGGAACATCTAATGCGACAAAATTTTTATCTACTTCTGATACAACAAGTGTAAAATGTTTATTAAATAATCTTTCATTCACTTCAGGAACAACATATACGTTTAGTATATATTGTAAAAATATAGATTCTACTATAATTAAATTATTAGCGTATGATGGTAGTACCTTTCAGGCAGATTTAACATCTTCAGTTAATACTTCTACTTTTACTAGAATATCTTTAACTTTTACAGCAGCAAATACTACGACTTCAGGACAAGTACAGTTTGCAAGAGAAATACCTGACACAGAATCAGCATTTTTTTGGGGCGCTCAAGTTGAAGAAGGTTCTTACGCAACATCATACATACCAACAACTTCAGCATCAGTAACAAGAAATGGAGAGGTGTTTGAAAGAACAGGGGTTGGAGATTTAATTAATAGTTCAGAGGGCGTTCTTTTTATAGAAATGGCTGCATTAGCAGATGATGGAACACATAGACAAATATCTTTAACTGATGGAACAAATGATAATAGAATAAGTATTGGATTGTCAAATATTAGTGGTAATTTAACAGCACAAGTAGTGTCAGGTGGTACTTCTCAAGCAAATAAAGCAAAGACAGCAACGCAAACAAACTATAACAAAATTGCCTTAAAATGGAAAGTTAATGATATGGCGTTATGGTTAAATGGTTCAGAAGTAGATACTGATAGTAGTGTTACAGTACCTATTGGATTAGACACATTAGATTTTAATAGAGGTGATGATGCTAATTGGTTTTTTGGTAAAGTTAGACAAATACAAGTATATAAAACAGCATTAAGTGATACTCAATTAGGTGCTTTAACAACATAGAATATGGAAGAATCAAAATATAAAATATATAAATTACATTATACAGATAAACAGGTAGGAGATGCTGATTTAATAGCCAAAGGTGTTTATGAGGTTATTGAAGTAGAAGGGGTTAATCAAGACATCTACATTAATGGCACACAATCAGTAGTATACATAGGTAAGATTGTAGAAATTCCTGGAACTTATGATCCTGATGGACACGAAATAACACCACCTGTATATTATGATGGTGTATTTTATGATGTAATGACAACAGCAGAAATAGATTTTTCACCTAATGAAGTGTTTCCTGAGAATTATGTTCATACATTTGCAGGTTATCTAACACATCCTGAAGTAGAAGAAGAAATATAAAATATAAAATATGAAAGACAATATCATTAATATTAACTTAGAAA